AAGACACAGGTAAGCATCCAAGAGATAAAGCAGCTGGTGGCAGAATAGGATTCTTTGCAGGTGGAGCAAAAGGTTTATTAAAACTACTTCAAGGTAAACTTGGTAAGAAGACAGTCAAAATGGCAGACGATGTAGCCAGACCTAAATCAGCATTAGATAGAGAAATGTTTGACGAAGCCAATAAAAGATTTAATAAAAAAGTAAACGAAAGAACTTCTGCAAAAATTGTAGTCCCTGAAAATAAAATGTCAAAAACAATGATAGACGAAGGTTATGCTGATCCAGAATACTTGGATCCTAATGCATTAGATATGTTTGATAAACCTATTACTATGGACAAGGAATTTTTTGACAAGACTAGAGAACAGATAATGAAACAAATAAACGAACAAAATAGATTAATGGTTCCTAGGAGCCACGGTGCTTATAAAGATTTACAGGCTAGTTTACGGGTTTCAAAAGATAGATTAACAGCTTTAGATATTACAGAAGAAGTAGGTGGTAATATTAAAATGTTTGATAAACTAAGAATGAAAAATGGCGTTAAACTAAATGCCACACCTTTAAGTAAATTTGATTACCTTAAAGGAACTTCTACAGCAGACAATATAACTCCTAAAAAATTAAAACCAAAAACTCCTGATAAAGCACTTTTAAAAGCTATGGATGAAATTGGCGGTGGCACCGGTGATTTAAAATATGATGCAGACGTTTTAGCAGATGAACTAGCTTTTCAAAAAGGTTTAATTCCAGAAGGCGGAGATATAACAGATATAGCAGATCAAAATAAAAGACTGGATTTATATGATGAAGCTTATAGCGCTTTAAGTCAACAGTTTTTAAAAAACCGTGAGATTAAAAAAATGCAACAATTTTCTAAACCAACTAAAACTTTAGAAGGTATTAAAGAAAAAGGAACAATAGATATTAGCGATGAAAATGTTATGGGTGATTTTGATACCTTTATGAGAGAAGCTGACCCTGAAGGTTATGCAGACTTAGAACAAAAAATAGAACTATCAAATTTTGATCCATCAGGTCGTAAGAAAAATGCTGTTGGTGGATTAGCTTACATGCTAGGCGAAGAACCAAGATCCGAGTACAGTGGTGGAGGAAGCGCAGGAGCACCACCCGTGACTTACGGACCCCCAGTACAAAAACAAACACAAGTAGCCGAAATTCCTAGGCACGAACAACTTATGAGAGAAGCAGAAGAGTTAGAAATTTTAAAAAGAAAAGCTCAAGGAAATTTTACAGAAGAACCAGGCAATATGAATCCTCCTTTTATGGACGGTATACAAGCTACATACGATAGGCCTCAAGGTACTTTTGAAGGAAATACATTATCTGATTTAGGACAAGCAATAGGAGATGTAGCTGCTCCACCACTAGGAATAGGTTATTTAAATACCGGTAAAGACTATGAAGCTAATATACAAGCTTACCCAAATAAAATTAACATGGGTTTCAGAAAACAATTCGCCGGAGGCGGATTAAGTCGTAGAGCATTTTTAAAATTATTAGGAGCAGGCACAGCTACGGCTGCTGCTGCTAAAACAGGTATACTCGGTTTATTAAAAGGTAAGAAGGCTGCAACGGTTGCTAAAATTGTACCACTAAAAGGCACAGCAACAACTATGCCAACATGGTTCCCGGACCTTGTAGATAAAATGATGGTTAGAGGTATTGGTAAAAAAATAGATCAAGATCTAATAGAGTATACAACTAAAGAACTACCGGATGTTACAATGGCAAGACAAGCCGATGGTAAAATTAAAATACAAGGTAAAAACGCTTACAACGAAGATTATTTTATAGAATACGAACCACCAGGAATTGAAATTTTAGATGAGGCCTCCGGTAAATCTGTTAAAACTAAAGGATCGTTTGAAGCAGTAGAAACAGAGTACAGACAAATAAGTCCAGATGATTATGATATAGATGGAGTTACTGTGGATGATTTAGATGAATTACTAGGAGGTAGTTCTAATCAATTAGAAGGATTTGCTAAAGGTAAAACAAGGTTTACAAAAACAAGAGGTCAAACAAGAGTAGATGAAGCTGAGGCTAGAGGAGCAAGTTCTAAAGCTGAATATGGCATGACAGACAGAGCTGACTTCAACGATCCTTACAAAGATATGGATCCGACAGATCTTGTAGATCCAGAAGACTTTGCTAAAGGCGGACTAGCTAGATTGTTAGGAGAATAGATGGACGAATTTGAATCTAAATTTCAAAATGCTAAAATATCTGCACTAAAAGAATTCTATGGTAAAGAAAAACCAGGATTCGAAGATGGTGGTCGTGTTGCGTTTGGTAATGGTGGAGGAAATTTTGCAGCAATAGAACGTAAAAAAGAAAAAGAAGTTCTACTTAAAAAACTAATTGAGGATGCTAATAAACAAGATAAATATTTTACACAAAAATCTATTGCTGAAAAAGCTGGAATTAAAACACCCTCACATTATACAGAAACTTTTAGAACTAATAAACTAATGACTGCTACTGAAAAAATGGACAGAGTATTAATAGATCTGTTATCGGATGATAAACCTTTAAATAATCGTTTTGTAAACATTATTAGAGAAAGAGTAGGAGGATTTAATTCTCGTCAAACAATGAAATTTATAAAAGAAACACCTACCTTTAAAACAATAGCATCTCAAGGAGGAAATTTTTTAATAAATACAACCAACATGACAAATCTTAAAAATTTAAACTTAGGTCAACAACTTAAAAGAGCTGTAGATATACAAATAGGACAACCTACTTATATTGGAACAAGTGGAATTAAAAATCGTTTTTATAGTCCAGCTAGCGTAGCAATGGAAAATGCACGAAAAAGTTGGAACCAAAATCAAGGTAAAGGTGATATAAAATTTTTTGATTCAAAAGGTAAACCTATAAAATGGGAATATGGAGTAAAATTACCTATACAAGAAGTTTCTTTTAAATACAAAAATAAAACACATAAGTATGGTGACCTTGTAGATTCTACATACATGAAAAAATATTTTCCAGAGCTTCAAGAAACTGTTACTAATGCAAATAAGTTTAAAGCATCAAAAGTTGACAATCCTTTTATACCAGGAGAAAAAATTACAGTTAGAGATTTAACTAAAGAAATTTCTAAACGTGGATATAAAAATAATCCTAAATGGGGAACAATAGATATTCTACATGGACCTAACGGAGTTAAAGGTGAACCTTTTACAAATTTAAGATATAACACATCAGACATAAATCAGATGGAGTTAGCTTTCTCAAATAGTCTTAAAGCAGGAAATCTTAACCAAGCACAATACGATCAAAGCATTAAAAACTTAAACTCCTCCTTTGAAGGACTTACGGGTGCAGATAATGAAAAAGCGATTGTTCAAAGACTTACCACACAAGGAGAAAAAATTAATAAAGGTACTTTTTATGGTTTTGAAGAATTAAAAAAAAAAAATTTATCAGATATTTTAACAGACGAAGTAGATAAATTACCAAAAAATATACAAGTTAAAATATGTAATTCTCTTTCAAATGGTGGCTTACCCGGAAATTGTGCTGATGCAATTAAAAGAGATCCAATTAAAACATCTCGAACAGTTATTAGAGAAACTAAAAGTTTAAAAACAGCTGTCGGAGCAAGAGCTCTTAGTGCAGGTAGAAAATTATTAAAATTTGGTGTATTAGGTGAAGCTGCTTTTGTTGGCGGTGATACTGGTGTCAGAGCTTATATGGGGAGACCAAAAAACGAGGCTTTCTTAGCTGCTACATTTAGAGAGGGTAAGGCCGATGATCTAAGAAAAAAAAGAGCAGGTTTTACACCTAGAGAATTTTTAGTTGATAAAGCAACCAACCTATCAAATAAAATAAGCTCATTACAACAGCAGATAATTACTTCAGAAGCAGAAGGCACTAATACGGGAACTCTTGAAAATAGTTTAAAAGAAACAATGGCAGAATTACAAAAACCATTTGACAAAACAGGAACAAGATTAATAGATTTATTAGAAACCTCAAGTGCAACCAATATTTCTTATAGACAAAAAATGGACAACATAATGGATTCGGATAGAGCAAAGTCAATGTTGACAGAAGGAACTGCAAAAGATGTAGATAGGGGTATTCCAAATATATCTGATGAAATTGAAATAGATGCAGGCGTATCTAAAAAAACTTTTGCACCAAGAGAAACCTTACCTAATGATGATGATTATTTTAGAGATTACTTTCAACAGATTATACCTGGTATGGGTGAACCTCGATATAAAGATATCATGGAAAATATTGTTACGCCCATGGACAAGTTTAGAATAAAAAGTCAAGATCCAAGATTTGACGAACAGAACTATGGAACCCAAGGTAAATTTGCAAAGGGTGGAATAGTTGGATTATTAAAAAAATGAAAAACCCAACCTTAATTAAAAATATGAAGCATGTTAAATTAAATGAAATACCTCCTCTAAAAGGACCTAATTCACAAGGGTTGATTAAAGAGATAAAAAAAGATAAGAAGAACACGGAGAAATTAAATGGCAGATATAGATAAAGGACTTCCAAACACAAGAACACAAGTAGATCTTCCTGGCGCGGAAGATACTGAAGTTCAAATCTCGGAAGAACAAAAAGAACAACAACCCGTAGAAATAATTCCAGATGAAGATGGTGGAGCAACCGTTGACTTTGATCCGTCAGCAGTAAATCAACCTTCAACAGAATCTCACTTTGATAATTTATCAGATATTTTACCAGACGATGTTTTAGACCCTATTGGTAGCACACTTAAAAATAATTACATGGACTATAAAATGTCCAGAAAAGAATGGGAAAAAACATATACTGAAGGACTAGATTTATTAGGATTTAAATACGAAAATAGAAACGAACCTTTCCAAGGAGCTTCTGGTGCAACACACCCTGTGTTAGCAGAAGCAGTTACACAATTTCAAGCAACAGCTTTTAAAGAATTACTACCATCAGACGGACCTGTGAGAGCACAAGTTTTAGGTAGAGGAGATCCAGGAAAAGAACAACAAGCTCAAAGAGTAAAAGATTTTATGAACTATCAGATCATGGATCAGATGTCTGAGTATGAATCAGAGTTTGATTCTATGTTATTTCATTTACCATTGTCAGGTTCTACATTTAAAAAAGTTTATTATGATGATTTATTAGGTAGAGCTGTTTCTAAGTTTGTACCTGCAGACGATTTAATTGTTCCGTACACAGCAAACAGTTTAGATGATGCAGAAGCAATTATTCATATTGTTAAAATTTCTGAAAACGATTTACGTAAACAACAAGTAGGTGGTTTTTATTCTGATGTAGAAGTAGGTACACCAGGAGAATCAACAAAGGATGATATTACAACTAAAGAAAAAGAATTAGAAGGCGTATCTAAATCTGGAAAACAACAACCTATATTTACACTATTAGAATGTCATGTTGATTTAGACTTAGAAGGTTTTGAAGACATGGATCCAGAAGGAGAACCAACTGGTATTAAACTACCTTACATTGTTACAATTGAAGAAAGTAGCACTAAAGTTCTTTCAATAAGAAGAAACTATGCACCTAACGATCCAAAGAGACAAAGAATTCATTATTTTGTTCACTTTAAATTTTTACCAGGATTAGGGTTTTATGGATTTGGATTAATTCACATGATCGGTGGATTATCTAGAACTGCAACATCAGCATTAAGACAATTATTAGATGCAGGTACATTATCAAATTTACCAGCAGGATTTAAACAAAGAGGTGTGAGAGTTAGAGATGAAGCATCACCAATTCAACCAGGTGAGTTTAAAGATGTAGATGCACCAGGTGGAAATCTAAGAGACGCATTTTATCCGCTACCATACAAAGAACCTTCTCAAACATTATTAGCTTTAATGGGTATTGTAGTTCAAGCTGGACAAAGATTTGCAGCAATATCAGAATTACAAACAGGAGATGGTAATCAACAAGCAGCAGTGGGTACAACTATGGCACTTCTTGAAAGAGGTTCTAAAGTTATGTCAGCAATACATAAAAGAATGTATTCTGCTATGAAAAAAGAATTTAAATTACTAGGTAAGATTATTGCAACTTATCTTCCACCAGAATATCCTTATGACGTTGTTGGTGGTGAAAGAACAGTTAAACAAACAGACTTTGACGACAGAGTAGATATTTTACCTGTTGCAGATCCAAATATATTTTCTATGTCACAAAGAATTACTTTAGCACAAACAGAATTACAGTTAGCTACATCTAATCCTCAATTACATAACATGTATGCTATCTACAGAAAAATGTACGAAGCACTTGGTGTAAAAGATATTGATCAAGTCTTGCCACCACCTGCACCACAAGCACCGAAAGATCCAAGCTTAGAACATATTGATGCATTGACAGGTAAACCCTTCCAAGCTTTTGGAGGTCAAGATCATCAAGCACATATAACATCTCATTTAAATTTTATGTCAACTAACATGGTTAAAAATAATCCACCAATCATGGCAGCAATACAAAAAAACATTTTAGAGCACATAAGTCTAATGGCACAAGAACAAGTTCAATTAGAATTTAGAGAACAGATTAAAGAAATGCAAATGATGCAACAACAAGCAGCAAACAATCCTCAAGTACAAGGACAGATGCAACAAATGCAAATTCAAGTAGAAGCAAGAAAAGCAGTGTTGATTGCAGAGATGACAGAAGACTTTATGAAGGAAGAACAAAAAATTACGTCTCAACTTGATTCTGATCCTCTATTAAAACTAAAATCAAGAGAAGTTGACCTTAGAGCAATGGAAAATCAACGTAAAAAAGAAGCAGATGAAGCAAAAGAAGAGTTAGATAGAGCAAAACTAGTTCAAGCTAAGGATTTAACGGAAGATAAGCTAGAACAAAATGAAGATTTAGCAAATTTACGTGCAGAAACATCAATCGAAAAACAAATGATGGCAAATAGCTTTAAAAATACACAAAAATAAGATAACAATACAACAAGGAGATAAAAATATGATGAATTATAAAAAAGCTAAACCAGTTAAGATGGAAGAAGGTAAAGTTATTACTGATCCAAGATCTGAAACTAGTATTAGAGGCAAAAATCTTATATCTACAGGAAATAAAAATCCTGTTAAAGGATTTGGTGCTGCTAGAAAACCAAAAGACGTAACCTGGTACTAATATGTGGTTCTCGGCAATTAAATTAGCCGTTTCTGCTGGTAGTAAAATTTATGCTAACCGTCAGAAAACGAAAATGGCAATGTCTGATGCACAGCTTATGCATGCATCTCGTATGGCTTCTGGAGAAGAAGCTTACCAAGGAAAACTTTTAGAATCGAGAGATTCGGACTGGAAGGACGAGGCGGTGTTAGTAATCCTCAGCTTACCTATAGCAATTTTAGCTTGGGCAGTGGTATCGGATGACCCTACAGCAATGGACAAGGTAAAGCTATTTTTTGAGATGTTCTCAGAATTACCTAAATGGTTTACTAATTTATGGATACTTGTAG